AGTTCAGGTAAAGGCTCCTCTTCCTCAGGTGGCTGTTCAATTACAGTTTATTCGTCAAGCCCCAATAGCCTATCCTTTACCTAAAGATACTGGTCCTGCTTATCCATTGGTTGATAAGTATGTAGTGGTTGGGGTAAGATTTACTGGAGATACCAGAGGAAATACTTGGTACTCTGAGATTACAGGATTAGCTCAAATTCAGAATGTAATTGGGTTATTAGGTAGCGGATCAGTTCAGTCTGACCCATCGGGGAATTAAATGTTTTCTATACAAGAAAGATTAGGATTACAAACTGAACCTATAGCAGGAGCCGCGTGGCAGTGGGCATGTATGCTGAGATGTGCAACTCCAGGTTTTGTTAAATCTTTTGATCCCATTAAACAGACTTGTATAGTTCAAATAGCTACTCAAGAATTAGTTTTACTGCCTTCTCAATTGGGTACTTATCAAAATACTCCTACCTCAGTAACTATTGAACCTATACAGGATGTTCCCATTATAATGATGAGGGTACCTGGATGGTCTATTACTTTCCCTATAGTTGAGGGAACTGAGTGCCTTTTAATCTTTGCGGATAACTGTATAGATGGATGGTGGCAAAATAGCGGAGTAAATGCTCAGTATGATCGTAGACGTCATGACCTTTCTGACGCTTTTGCTTTGTTTGGCCCTTGGTCTCAACCTAATGTTCTTGAGAACTATTCTACATCTTCTACTCAGATAAGATCAGATGATCAAACAAAAGTTATAGACTTGAGTTCTAGTCAGATAACCATTACTGCTCCTGTAGTTTCTGTTAAAACTGTTGGAGGAACGCCTCTTCCTTTAGTTAATAATGAGCTTTACACATGGATAAATTCTACATTGTTACCTGCTCTAGCCTCTCATAGTATTACGGTTGCCGCCCCTCCAACTACTTCAGTTACTACTATTTTTGAGGCTCAGTAATGGCCACTATTACAGTTAGAGCACTTGATTCTAATGGAGACCCTTTACAGGGAAATGGTCAGAATAATTTTCTTTCTGATATTTATGCTGTTGCTCAGATAGTACTAACTAGACTTAGACTATTTCAAGGGGAATGGTGGCTTAATCTTAATGACGGCCTACCTCTTTTTCAGTCTATATTAGGTTCTTCGGGATCAGCTAGAAATATAGAGATTATAACTAATTTAATTTCTTCTAGAATTTCCGGAACCCCTTTTGTAACAGGAATTACCTCTTTTGTAGTTACTTATACTAATAGACAATTAATTTATTCTGGGGTTATACAAACTCAGTTTGGGGCTATTACTATAAGCAATTCTCCAGGTGCTTTAACTAATTCATAGGAGGAATAAATTTTGGCTTACTCACCTCCTGTAATTAGTTCTTCAGGTTTAACAATTCCTAGTTTTACAGATATTCAAAATGCTTTACTAGATAGCTATTCTTCTATATATGGCTCAACCGTATATCTTGGAAATGACTCAGCTGACTATCAATGGATATCTGCTTTATCTCTTAAATTAAGCGATAACTGTGGATTATGCCAATTAGCATACAATGCTCGTTCTCCTTTAACTGCTGTTGGAGCTGATTTAGATTCTATTATAAAGATTAATGGATTAGCTAGACTTTCTTCTTCGCCATCAACCGCTTCTTTATTTTTAACAGGAGTCTCAGGAACTGTTATAAACAATGCGGTTGTATCAGACTCCAATGGAATTTTATGGAGTCTTCCTAGTTACGTGGTTATTGGTGGCGGTGGAAATGTTACAGTTACCGCAACCTGTGAACAGGCTGGTTCTGTGAGCGCTTTAGCTAATACTATAATTAACCCAGTGGGAGGATTTACAGCTGGGTGGTTATCTGTAACTAATCCCTCTCCTGCTATTGTTGGGACTCCTGTTGAGGCAGATTCTGCTGTTAGGGCTCGTCAATCTATATCAGTAGCTTTGCCTTCTAGTACAAGATTAGCAGGAACCATAGCTGAAATTAAGGCTGTTCCTGGGGTAACTCTTACTAATGTTCTAGAGAATCAAACCTCAGCTACAGATTCTTATGGTAATCAAGGTCACTCTATGACTGCTGTAGTATATGGCGGAACAGATCTAGCCGTAGCTACTGCCATATTTAATAATAGAGGAATTGGGTGCAATACTCAAGGTGCTACTGTTCCTACAATGACTATAGTTCCTGTCACTGACCCTAATTCAGGAAATATAACTAACATTGGATTTGTTAGACCGATATTTGTTCCTATATACGTTAGTCTTTCTGTCCATGGTCTTAACTCAGGGTTTACTTCAGCAACTCAATCCTCTATAATTGCTGCCATAGTAAGTTATCTTAATGGATTACAAATAGGAGAAGAAGTTACTCAGTCTGCTTTGTATGGAGCGGCTTTAGATGTAATGCCTAATCTTTCTCAGCCTTTATTTTCTATTAGAGCTCTGACTTTAGGAACTTCAGCTTCTCCTACTGGAACTACCGATATTACTTTATTGTTTTATCAGGTTTCTCAAGGTACAACAGGCAACGTAGTTCTTACGGTGGTTTAAATGGGAACTATTCCTATACAGTCTTTACCTTCTGGATATTACTCTAATTTATTAACCTCAGAGTATAAAAATTCTACTAAGTTTAATTTATGGCTTAATTCTGTTTTAGGAATAGCTACAGATATATCTAATTGTTTACAGTTTATTACCTCTGCTTTTGATCTAGATTTTGCTGTTGGAGTACAGTTAAACACACTAGGAGTTTTAGTAGGGGTTTCTAGAACGGTTCCTTTTCAACCTTCTGCGGGTGTTAGCCCTATACTAGATGATACTACCTATAGATTACTAATAAAAGCCACTATAGCCAATAATCAATGGAATGGCACTATAGGAGAACTTTATCCTATATGGTCTCAGTTATTTCCTAGTGGGCAAATTACTATATTAGATAATCAAAACATGACTGCCACTATTATCATGACAGGAACATTTTCTTCTATCATACAAGATTTAATTAGAAATGATATGATAGTTCCTAGGCCTCAAGCAGTTCAATACACCTATAACTTTGGAGTATTACCGTATTTTGGGTTTGATAGAAATGATGCCTATATTGCTGGGTTTGATTCAGGTAAGTGGGTATAGGAGATTAAATGGCTAGCACTAATTTCCTTCAATGGAATCCTACAGCAGCAAATCAAGAATCAGACTCAGCTTATTTAGGAGACTCTCAAAGATCGGGAGGAGCTCCTACTGGAGTAGAGTTTCCTTCTGCTACTGCTAATAAGTTATTTTATCAAATCTCAACTTTTATTACCGCTTTAGCTAATTCACTAGTAAATAAGGGATATAGTCCAATGGACTCTAATATATCTTCTTTACAAAGTGTTTTAGCTAACATAGTTACATTTGCTGATTTAAAGCCAAATTTAACTGCGGTAAGTTTTTCTACCAATCCTCAGTTTAATGCTCAGTATACTAATGGTTTTGAGCTAGATTTAGCTGGAAATGTAACTGGTTCTACTTTAATTAATTACTCAGTAGGGCAAATCCTGACTTTTGTAATTACTCAAGGATCTGTAGGCTATTCTTTTGTCCCTCCTTCAAACATAACTGGATGGATTCCTATAAATATGAATCCAGGAACTAGCACAGTTCAACAGTTTATCGTTCAAGAAAATACTGCTATAGTTCCATTATCCACTGAGATAAATTTAATTCTTGCTCAATTAGCTTCTTTAAACGCTCCTGGTACTATGTCGGTAGTAACCGGCTCTAGAAGTTTTGGGACTACTTATACAAATACCTCTTCTTCTGCTAAAATGGTTAGTGTTATACTTGGAAGAAATTCTGGGTCCAGTGGAGATACTAGATTAGATGGAACTGTTCAAGGACAAATAGTTTCTTCAAATACTGTTTCTACTACTTTAACTGGTGGAACTAATGGAATTACTTTTATAGTACCATCAGGAGCGACCTACAGCGCCTCTGCTACAGGAGTAGGAGGTTCTCCTTCATTTTTTCTTCAACAGTGGACAGAGTGGTCTTTATCTGTATTTTAAGGAAGATATGAAAAAACTTATTTTAGGATTATTGATCTCTTCCAACTGTTTTGCTCAATATGTTTCAACTCCTAATATATCATTAGAAATCCCACCTAATGGAAGTAATAACTGGAATCTTCCTCTTAATTATAATTTTAATAGATTAGATCTTTTACTTTCTGGAAATGCTACTATACCTGGTCTAAATATCTCAGGAAATGAAATTGTAACTGGATCTATAACTGCTAATTCTTTTATAGGAGCTGGAGGTTCTACTTTTGTTACTGGGATTCCTGCTAATCAATATAGTCCAGCTTTTTATAATGGATCAAATCCTAGTAATGTTATAGGTGGAATTACTCCTGTAAGTGGAATACTTAAATGGAGTACCTCTGGGCCTCCAGTTATAATCACTTCAGCGGATATAGTAGCTCTTTGGAACGGAACATGTACTGGCACAAATGTTCTTCAAGGTAATGGTGTTTGTGGTACTGGAGGTTCTACCGGAGGACTTACTAGTTTTCAAGGTAGAACTACGGCGGCTGCTACTTTGCAGCTTTCAGACGTTAATGGATTAGGAACTATATCTAACTCAACTACAGGAAATGCCGCTACTGCTACGGCTTTTGCTACTAATCCTACATCATGTGGTACAGGATTAGTTGTACAGGGTATTTCAGCTAACGGAACCCCAACCTGCGTATCAAATAGTACGGCAGGCCTTACTAGCTTTCAAGGAAGGACTACAGCCGCGGCTACATTACAACTAGCTGATGTTACAGCTTTAGGAACTTTATCTAATTCTATTACAGGTAATGCTGCTACTGCTACCTCAGCAAATACAGCTATTAATGTTCCATACACAGGTCTTACTGGTTCAGTGCCTACTTGGAATCAGAACACTACAGGTAATGCTGCCACTGCTACACAATTTGCCGCAACACCTTCACAGTGTGCTGGTACTCAGTT